ACTGCGACTCCTGATGGACTTGTCCACGCTGTCGAAATTGTGAAGCTCCAGAATGCAGCCGAACGGTCTCAGTCGATGGAAGCCGAGAACAAGTCTCTGAAAGAACAACTTAGTAAGCTCCAGCAGAAGACCGCTATTGGTAAAAGCGTACCGGCAGGACAACTCAAGGCTGAAGAGAAGGATTTCTCCAAGCTATCCCTGAAGGAGCAAAGGGACGCGCTCATGCGAGCGACGAGAGAGTTCGACCGGGACGAAGGCTAATAGCACAACCACAACTAAAATATGCCAGTAACTACTTCAACTACGCTCACGAGCCAGTTCCAGAACTACTTCAGCAAGGAGCTGCTCTCCATCGTTCAGCAGGAGACCATCCTGGATCAGTTCGCCATGAAGGCTCCGATCCCCCGGAACAATGGTAACAAGGCCATCACGATGTTCCGCTTCGGTTCGCCGAGCGTCTCGGGTGTCCAGACCATCAGCTCCGAGGGTACGGCCATCAGCTCCGCGAACTACCGCGCTCTGGCCCTGAACAGCCTCAGCAAGTCGCTCGCCCAGTACGGTCAGGTGATCGGTTTGACCGACATCCTCCGCGCCACGGACCTGTTCAACTCGCTCCAGCAGGCCACCAAGACCTCTGGTTTGGACATGGCCCTCTGGGTTGACTCCGTGATTCGTAACACCCTGGTTGGCTCCAATCTCACCGCCAGCGGCTCGTCTATCGGTTCCGCCGCCGAGGGTGGTGGTACGTTTGATAACTCGGACGCCGTGAACACTGTGGCCAGCTCCGGTGGTGTTAAGGTTTACGGTAACCCTGCTACGCTGACCACCCAGAGCTTCTCTGCGTTGAACAGCGACACGACTGCTGCCAACACCACGATGACCGCCTCGGCTGTCCTCGACTCCATGACCCGCCTGAAGCGTAACCGCGCTCCGATGATCAACGGTGGCTACGTCCTCGCGACCGATCCTCGCGTTGCTCGCGACCTGATGCGCGATGCCGATTGGTTGAACGCCTCCAACTACGGAAACAAGGGCCAACCGTTCTACAAGGGCGAGGTTGGTTCCATTTACGGTTGCCGCGTGGTCACCCAGACCAACTCGTTTGTCAGCACCGGTTCCGGCACCGCTGCCGATGAGTTTGTTTATCAAGCTACCTCCGCTGGTGGCGGTCTCGCTGTCAGCAAGGACATCATCGCCTCGTTCTTCTTTGGTAACGAGTCGTTTGGTATCCCTGCCTTGACCGGTGATGATCCGTTGTCTCCGAAGATCGTTATCACTGACACCCCCGACAAGAGCGATCCGTTGAACCAGCTCATCACCGTTGGTGTGAAGCTGTACTTCGCTACGCTCCGTCTGGCTGCTGGTAACACGGGTTCTACTGGTAACCCGACCTGGTACTTGGTCCATCGTACTAAGACCTCTTCCACGCTGTAATATGCGACCCAAGACGGCCACCATCATGGTGATTGCCGTCAGCCCAAAGGGGCATCATCGAGCAATCGGTGGTGCCCCTTCTCATTCCGCTTGCGGATGTGAAGAGGCTGACAACAATGCGCCCATGATTTCTATTCCGGTCGAGGCTCTTTCCACTGACATGGAAGATGGCCAACAGGCCATGCCTGAAGTGGGTGATGAAGTGGTTCTCGACGATGTTCGCGGTGTTCTCAAGAAGCTCGATAACGGCGAAGCTTATGTCGAGATTCGGAGCGTGAACGGTATGCCCGCTGAGTACGAAAACAAGAGCGAGAAGGCCATGGCTTCCAAGGAGCCTATGGACGAAAAGGGTATGCGTAAGATGGTTGAGGAGTACGACAGCGAGATGGAGTCCTAACATGCCGATCTATACCTTCGAGAACAATGGTCAGTCCATCGAGCATATCGCTCCGATGGGTACTGACTCTGTTGTCCTTGATGGGAAGCGGTGGAACAGGCAGCCGGTGGCCCGCTTCGGGGTCACCGGCTTTGCCCGAGAAGCCGAACTCAAGGACAAGGTGAAGCAGGGATTCAGCCGGATGGAAGACCGTCAGGGTTCCCGCTTTGAAAGCACTTTCACAAAGAATCAAATTCGGAAGATCTGGGATATATGAGCGACGTAGCAAATCAAGCCATCGAGTATTCGATGGGACAGGGCGGCTTTCAACTGGTGACCGTCACCACGCTGACCACTGGCCCGTTTGTGGCCATCACCACTATCGCCCCTACCACCTTTAGCTCGATCACCGGTGGCAACATCAGCGGATCTTGGTCCACGGCGACCATCCCTGCTGGTATTACCCTACCGGGACCGATCACGAGCTTCCAGATTTCCAGCGGTCAGGTGATCGCATTCAATGGCGTGATTCAATCGTGACACTCGCTCTTGGCACACGACTGGTATCGAACGGCGGGGGTAATGTTACCCCTGGCGATCTACCTATCCTGCGCCGGGATCTGCTTCAGGAGGACGACTTCTTCGTTCTGCTGGAGGATGGTGACAAGATCGTCATCACGTTTGGGACTTTTGATTCTTTGGACTTGGAGAACGGGGATTTCCTGCTCCAAGAGGACACGAGCAAACTCATCATTCAATCTAACTAACAGTTTATGGCAGATACAAAAATCACAGCACTGACGGCGATCACGACCGTCGATCCCGCAGTGGATGTCCTTCCCATTGTCGATATTAGTGATACGACGATGGCTGCATCGGGCACCACGAAGAAGATCACCAGCAACCAGATCCTCGGAGCAGGCGGCACCGCCACCCTCGCCTCCGCCACCATCACCGGCAATCTGACGGTGGACACGAACACGCTGTTTGTTGATTCGGCGAACAATCGGGTGGGTATTGGGACGGCGAGTCCTGCTGCTCCTGTCGATGTGCAAGGAAGTAGCTTGAGGCTTCAGCTTCAATCATCTTCAAACGGTGGATACGCCACTTGGAAATACATCGGCAAAAATTCATCTGGAACTGCTGTTAATTTTGAGCAGGGACTAAACATTGCTGCTGATAATGCGTTTGAGTTGTATGACAACCAAAACACTCAACTTGTTTCGAGATATGTAAGCGGAGTTTCTGGAGCGCATTCGTGGTTTCTTACTGGCTCCACCGCCATGACCCTGAACTCTACGGGGCTGGGCGTGGGTACTGCTCCTTCGTACAACATCGACGTATTGGGCGCAACGCTTCCGACGATTGCTGTCCGAGCGACGAGTGCTGGTGCTTCAAATGCGCGGTTATATCTTGAGTGCGCTGGAACCAATAGCGGAAACATTACTTACAACCGTTCGTTGCAAGCTCTTCAGCTTGGGGCAAATGGTCCAACCTCCGGTCAAGTTACATTGGACAGTGCGGGCCAAGTGGGCATAGGCGTTACGCCGAGTGCGACGGATTCAACGTATTATCAAGCACTTGAAATTGGGCGGGTTGGACAGGGTTTGACTGGTGCCAAGAGCGCGCTTACTGGTTCGCCAAACTCATGGTTTTCGAACAACAGCTATGCCACATATTCCGCTGGCATTGTTTGGAACTATGCGGTCAGCCAGCCAGCGGCACAGTACCGATTGGTGGACGCATCGCATCAGTGGTACAGAAGCACTGATGTAACCCCAACCGCTGGCAACGCCATCACTTGGACCCAAGCGATGACCCTCGATGCGAGTGGGAATCTGATTCTGCAATCTTCCGCAACTCCCGCCACGTTGACTGTCAACGGCCAGCTAACCGTCAACGCCACCAGCAACACCAACCTCCGCTTTAGCTATCGCGGATCTGATGGCACAACCCGAGTCGCCAACATCACTCTCGCCTAATCCCATGATTACCCTCTCTTGGATCATTGAACGCCTGTTGGTCAAACCGACCGAAGGCACTCTCACGGACGTTGTGATTACCGCCGACTGGCGATGCAACGGCACCGATGGCACCTACAGCGGCACTTGCTACGGCTCCTGCTCGTTCGCTCCGCCGACCGAGAACTTCACGCCGTACGATCAGCTCACGCAGGATCAAGTCCTCGGCTGGTGCTTCAGCAACGGCGTCGATCAGAGCGCGATTGAGGCGAACGTCTCCGCGCAGATCAACGACCAGATCAACCCGCCGATCATCGCTCCGCCGCTGCCGTGGATGCCGCCGGTTGAAATCGTTCCTCCGATGTTGCCGCAGGTGGAGCCGCCGCTCGTCAATGCGGAAACTCCTGTCGCCGCTGTTGACGAACAGCCGGTTGTTTCGGATGCTCCGGTGGCATGATTACAATCGAACTTACCACTGAGCAGGCCAATCAACTCCTC